GTAAAAGTTGACACGCTTGTCGAATCATAAACCTGAATTTTATATTCTGGACTCGTCGTCCCGATGCCGACGTTGCCTGAAGGGTTAATCGTTAAGGCTGTATTTGTAATACCATTTGCGTAATTGTTACTTGTCCCAAATTCTAAATAACTTCCACTGCTTCCCTGACGACCAGAGATTCTGGCTCCTGGATTAGTAGACCAAACAGGATTATAAAAATTTATAGTGTTGTAGTTATCGATGCCATATGTTCCCAATGCCAAGCCAGCTTTTGTTGTCCCTGTAAAAGTTGACACGCTTGTCGAATCATAAACCTGAATTTTATATTCTGGACTCGTCGTCCCGATGCCGACGTTGCCGTTTGCACCAACATACAAAATAGGGGTAGTGGAAGCAGCAGTTCCTCCTATTCCGACATTTCCTGCAGTGGTTATTCGTAAATTTTCATTTCCACCAGTACCTCCAGATGACCCTGTGTAAATGCGGAAGTCGTTAGTGCTTGCGAGCGTAGAGATTCCAGAACCAAAGGTTATGCCTAAAGCACCAGTAGACGCGGTGGTTCTTTCAAAAAGTGCCACTGGACTCGCTGAGTTTGATATTGCAGCATGAATTATCGCCCCAGGCGATGCAGTCCCAATACCAACATTGCCACCTGTTGTTATTCGCATTTGAGAAGATCCTGCATATCTAAAATCGTAACCACCTGTACTTGTTTGACGGTGATCAAATACAAAATCTCCAGTAGTCCATTCAAATGGCAAAATGTAACCGTAATGAGTAGAATCTGAATAACTACCAATTTTATAATCTGCACTGCTTTGCAACAAGCTTAATGCATATTGTGTAGCAGTAGTACCAATACCAACTCTATTGTTTATCGTATCTACAGTAAGAACATTGTTTGTATCTTTATCATTGACTACAAGTGCAGTAAGCGTATCAGTAGCAGGTTGGATAGTTAGTCCACCCGTCATTGTGTCACCTGTGACGTTTACATAACGAGGATCAAGCGTAGCCGTCAAATCAGTAATATCACCCGCTAGGTGATCGTGCATCACTTCTTCTGCTAATAGATAATCATGTTGGACACTAGCCATTTACTTACTTTCAGCTATGCACTTCCTTGCTATGTTTGCAACAATTGACCATATAGCTACTACGATAGGTGTGTAATCTCCTAAATCTACTTGACCGATTGTCTCGGTGATGTAGGTTAGCAAAGCACCTATAACAGCCATTAAAGCCCCTGTTGCGATCTTTCCTAGATCTTCTTTGTTCAAATTAAATCTTTTTGACATATTTATCCTTAAAATTAATTACTGCGTTTTTAAGTGCGTTCCAAAGTTTGGTTTCTTCTAGTAACTTCTCGTTGATCTCTGCTAGCTCGTTAACTTCTTTTTGTTTCTCGGTAATAGTCTTTTGTAATAACTCTTTGTCCTCTTTGCAATCTTCTTCTAGGTCTAAATACCTTGTACGTTGGATTTCCAGTTCTTTTTTAGTCTCATTTAATAGATCGTTGAGTTTCTTAACATTGGCTTTTTCCTTGTCTAAAGCCTGTGCTTGTTCTGCGTTTTTTATCTGTAACTCTGTTAATGCAACGTTATTTACTGTTTCTTGTGTTACCATAGGTCTGAGCCAACCAAGTACCTTAGGCTTCGTGTAGTTATGTTCCGTCTCCGTAACCTTAGATAATGTTGGGAAATTCTGATCCAAACTAATAAACTTATTTACATCGCCTTTGATAAAGATAGAAATATGACCATATGGGTTACCTGTGTAAGCTCCCCAAATCATCACATCACCCTCTTGTGGCACTCCTGTTGGTGTATTAGGTATCCTTTTAAAGTTATTCTTAAGGATTGGATCGGTTTCGTAATTAGTCCAAAAGTCTTTGGCACCAACTACACCTTTGGGCTGTTCGAGTTTTAGAACATCATTAACATACTGCCTGAACAAATCTACGCATTGCCCGTCATATTTTTTATCCCAGTCCACTTTTTTGCCTAGATACTTTTTTCTAAATTCTGTGAATGTCATTGTTTAAATAGGTTTGGCAAAATTATATTGAGAACATACGCCAATACAGCTGTGCCAATAAAACCAAGTATCAACTGGTAAAATCTAAACGTTTCCTTACTTACGTACTTGTTGTCCATCTCGTCAAAGCGTTTGAAAACTTCCTCGAATTTCTTTTCTAGGTTATTTTCAAGTGCATTAAACCTGCGATTGATTTCCTCCATTTGTGTCTCCAACTTGCCGATTTTTATATCGTTTTGCATTGTGTTCATATAATTTTCTCGTTACTTCTTCGAGCCTTTCAACTGTTTTTTTGAGGTTATAGTTCTCTTTTTGGAGTTCTGTAATCCTCTTGTCGACTTCTTGGTGAAGAACTTTGAGATCTTCACAAACGCTTTCTTTAAACTGTTTAATTTCTTCTTTTGTGCAAGTTTTTTTTTAAACATTAGATTTCGTAATAACCATCTAGTGATATCTCACGGGTATTTGCGTCATTAAGATCCGCACAGTTTAACGCTGAGCCACTCTTTCTTAGTGCTACTGTCGATTGTGTTTCGACTCCTTGTCCATTTATATTGATTCCGAATGAAGATCCATTTGTATAAAACCCGAAAAGACAATGTCGCCTAGTTGAAATAGCAAATGGTAAAGCGATTGATATTTGATTTGCCCCACTTCCCGCTGTTCCCCCAGAAGTGTTGATTTTTACCGCATTGAAATAAACATAATTACCAACTAACTTATAACTCACAGCATTATATAATCCGAAAACTGGTAATGTTCCTGCTGAACTTAATGTACCAACGGATAAAAGCTGTCGTGTTTCATATATCGGCCTCTGGATAAGATTTGTTGCTGTGAATGTTGGGACTGTCCATGTATATCCTGCACCTGCTGATAAAGTTGCTTCAAATCTACCAATAACTACATAATTGTCACCCGCCACCGCACTAGCAATCGTTGAAATTGCACAATATTTTTCGTTTGTTGTTGTTGTTGAAAAATCTGAATATATATTAGCATACGGTATTCTTGAAAATCCTATTGTTACGCCATCCGTTGCGTTATATCCCAAATAAACAAAATAATCTATTGCGTATGTTGCCAACTCACTAGACCCCGCATTAAACCAATTAGTACCCGCATTTTTAGTTACTGATAATGCACTTGTGATTGTCCTAACCGTATTATCTATTCTTACATATACAGGGTTAGAGGCACTTGGATCATTCCCATCCATGCCTTTAATAGCTACTGTTAAGTTGTTTGAAGCAACACTAGGGACTATTTTCCCATTAATTAAAAAGCCTTCGGGAGCGTACTGGGTAGTCGATAAAATACCTGCTGACGCCCAGCTTAATGTCCCACTACCATCTGTGGTTAGGGCTTGACCCGCTGAACCCGCACCGTCTGGTAATGTTAGCGTCACACTAGAAGTTACTGCACTTGGGGCTTTGATACCCATGTAGTTAGTGCCGTTGTCGGTGTCCTCTGATAATCGTATTTCCGCCGATGAGGACGATGTACCCTTTAGTGTCACAAGTTCCTTGTGTGTCCCAGCGTCGTTGTGTTCTGCTAAATACGAGTCCGTAAAATCATTCCACATTCCTGCGGTTATGATGCCCTTTACTGTTGCACCAGAGTTGTGTGCTAATGCCGATCCACCCTCCAATCCTCTATTAGCTAATGGGATGTCCAGAGAAGAACCTGTCTTACCCGTAGAATATGCAAATTCTGCCGATGCTGTTCCCTCATCTAAAATAACCATACCCTCGCCACTTTCGGCACTAAAATTAGTGTCGCTAGTTAGTGGTGCTGATGTAGCACTATTAGATATAGATGAACTCAATGTGGTACTCGCACTGTTTCCGATTGCCTTTTTAACTTGTGGTGCTGCCATTTTATATTATGACTATTTACTTATTTTAAGATTAAGAAATTGATTTTTAGTTGTCTACCTCGCCTTGTTAGATGATAGTTGAGCTATGTTTTTGACACTTATTGGTTTAGAAGTAAATACCTTTATCCCCGAAACAGTAACTGGTTTCACTTTTATTTTAGCCCTGCGTTCCCTTGCTATCTTGAACTGCGCTTTTTTGGGTTTGACAAGTTTAGCTGTGGCTTTTACTGCCCCCTCTATAGCTTTCTTTTGGGCTGTGGCAAGTGCTTTAGTACTAGCATTTGATTCTCTAAATGCCCTTTTAAGTCTTGGCTTACCATCCTTAAACTCTACGGCTTTTAGAACATCCCTTTCCGACTTTGTTATCAAATCATCATTATATAATTTATCAATCATAGTACTTGTTAAAACAACCCGGTTACCAATTTCTCTGCGCATTCCAACGAGGTAATTAATCCAATCATCACGTGTTTCACTCTTGGCTGACTCGGCTACTAACATCTCTAGCCTTACGTCATCGTCTATATAGGACAAAAAATGATATTCAGCTTCGTCAGGTGTCACCCCGACTTCGTTTAGCATTTGTTCAGCTAGATCAGGCTCTATACTATTATTCACCAAATCACTCATCACCTTATCGGATATTTCAAATGCTTTTTTCCTTTTAAGTGAGTTGGACAAGATATTTTCATCACTTAATGCCTCATAATCATCTAGCTTATATTTATCACGTGCTAGGGCATATAATGCTTCGTCTTCTGATATTCCCTCCCTGGCATATCTATCCATTTTCTGCTCATCATCCAAAACCTCCGATCCGTTCACAGCTTTTATAAAGGCTAATTTTTGCTTAGGGATAGAGAAGTCGTAAACGCCTTTGTCTCCGTTATCCTTTTTAAAATATCTCTTTGTTCCAATTCTAACTGTTGTCCCCACACCATCGCCATCCATTCCCTGTTTGATATAACGATCCTGTCTATCATTTTCCTGCTCTGTTTTTTCTTCCTCGTAACGTCTTTTAAGCTCATCCCTTGTTCTTGCGTCTTTGATATAAGCAGAACCTTGTTTACTTATCGGCTTTTCTTTGTTGGCATAAAAATCTTTATATGTGCTAAAAGATGATTTTCCAAAAAGAACCCCCTGAACCTGACTTAATGTGTCTTCGGGAGCTAAATAAGTTATATCGCCATCAAACTGTGTATCATACCCCTCTTTAAGTACTTTAGTTGCTTTAACTGTTTTTGTTGCCTGATTTCCAAATGGGACAAAATTACGCAAAGATAAATCTGTAAGCCTTGTTTTAGCCCATAGCTCATCTCGTGTCATAGGCTTACCCGTTTCCTTAGACTCTTGCAAGGCATTATAATAATCCATAAAAGTATCGGCTATATCAGCGAAAACAGTAATAGTAGGTCCTACCCCGACTCCTAGAAGTTTATCCGCAACTGTCTCGATACTCTTTCCTGTTATTATTGTCAAAAATAACGCTGCTGTAGCATTGGAACCTAACAGTTTTACAGCCTTACCCTTTTGCCCTGTGGATACCAATTCGTGAAGTTTGACAAAATTCTTTGTGCTATATTGCATATACTGCAAAGCAGCGGCAATGTATGGATTGGATAACATAACAGGAGTGTTAAATGTATGCTGGATATAAGCATTACTAAAAATTTCATCTCGGACATAATTACGTAATTCAATATCCTTTAAACCTCTTTTCATACCCTCTATCTCCGCAGCATATAAAAAAGCCTTGTTTTTAAGAGTTTCTGTTACGTCTATCCCAAACCCACCGACCGCACTAAGAACGTCATCTGTCTTTTTCAATAGTCCCCCATCTGTTTTAACACGACTAATTTGCTCCAGAGCCTGATCTATGTTTGTAGGTAATTCTTTAAAACCATACTTAACAATAATATTAGACGGATCAGTTACAGATAACCTAAGTGCATCGGCCGTAGTTTTAGCACCATAAAAGGTTGGCAAACGTGTCGTTTCTGTTGATTGTGCCAAAACCGTGCTTAGGTTGCCCCATATCTGTGCCCTATAAAAAGTCTTACGTAGCATTACGAGAGCTTTTTCGACAAGATTATATTGGACCGCAAAGCCCTTTAATAATCTATCTACCTCACGATTTAAATTCTTTGTTGTTGCTCCATCAAACTTATACTTAGCCAGTGTCTCGATGAATGACTGGACTCTATAATCCCTCTCAGTTTTAATAAAATCCTTTATTGCATCGGGTGATGATCTTACGATATTAGCTGTAGAGGGGTTATCTGCAATATATTTAGAATATTTAATAAAATCCTCAGCCGTTGTATTAGATGGAAAATCGTCATATATATCTCGGATCAGTCTCATTGCCGAAGCTAATTCGGGATATTTCGTTTCAAGCTTACGCTTATATTGATCCCAAGTATTAAAATACCAAAATTTTTCAAATACAGGCTTACGATCCTTTATATTTGTCGCTTTTGCATATTCATCTATATAATTAAAACTAGCATTCGGTGTTTCAATTTTCTCGACATTCTTAGTACGATCTAAAACTTCATTAACGTATTTATTAAGTTTTTCAGGAACACGTATCTTACTACCATATTTATCAATCGCAGCCTCTTCGGCATATGCTTTCATTACCTTTACATAATCTGTAGCATAATCCACCAAAGCACCTGTACGTCTTTTGGCTGATCCTAAATTAAGACTGCTTAAACTAACCCACACATTTTCACCTAACTGTTTTTTACCCGCTTGTACATCTATATCCTCCCAAAATTTACGTGGGAAATAATCATCTATCTTACCTAGTCTCCTGTTTTCCCTAGTATTATATAGCGTTTCCATTAAGGCTTTATGTTTTAATACCAAAGACTCTAAACCACTTGGGATAAGTTTGGGGTTTTGTATATATCTAATAAAGTCTTTGTCGGTAATATTATTAATACGTAAGGAGTTAGCAATATCATCAATAACACCAGACGAATACTGTATTAAGTCTTTAAATGATTTCTCTGCGGTCTTGCCAAAAACCTTGTCACGTGTCGGTAGGGACTGAATTTGTCTTATGTTATCTACTACAACTTTTTGCTGTTCTTTGGATTTGGTAACTAATTTATCCGCCATCTCCCAAAACTGCTTAAAATTTGTTTTTGTAAAATCACTAAACTTATATAACGTTTCAAGATTGCTATCCGAGAGTTGACTAACAACGTTTGCGAGTTTGTTTTTTGCCAACTTGAGATCAAACTGTGCCGATGAATTTGCCATAGCATTAAGTATGTTTTTTGTAACAAGTTTCTTATTCTCTGCAATTGGCAAATCACTTATGTCTACCCTAGTAACTTTAAGCGGGGTTTCCGCTACAACATCTTTAATGGGCTGGAACTGGAAATCAGGTTTTTTAAGAATATCGCCCACAGATTTTACATCCAAAGACGATGGTCTAGGTGCAATACCAGATAAAAGATTTCTCATTGGTTCTTTATATGTATCAGTATCAGGGAGTTCATCTATTATTTTCCAAGCGTCTGTATATTTACCCTGGTTTATCATATCCTCAAGTATTTTTTGTGTCGGTGGTCTGCTATCTAATCCTTTATCCATTACCTGTCTGTATAGATTCTGCCCCATATCTAACGTCTGTCCCTTAACAGTTTTTACTGTTTCGCTTCCTAGAGTGTCCTTAACTCCTTGTTTCACTATATTTTTCCCACCTTTTAGGATACCAGTAGCACCGATTATTGGGATAGCACCCGTAGCTAAATCAAACGCAACATCTTCGCCTACGTTTTGCGGAGTAACCTGGTTACCCTTTAGTGCTTCTAGCCCACGATATGCGACCGTATAGGGAAGTCCCTGTCCTACATTGGCTATGCCCTTTCCTAATATATTGGCACTTAATCCACCCTTAGCCGCGATTGCTGTACCTTTACGGATAAGTGGGTTTGATACTTTCTGTAGTAATGAAGTTTTACTTAATGCCTTACCTGCAAGACCAGTAGGAAGCAAAAGCGCTAACGCCTCTGACACACCCCTTATTGCTTTTTCCTCTGTCGTTTTAGGAGTAGGAGCCATCTCTTGGCGATAAATTTGTGATAAACCAGGAACATTGGTGCGCACTACCTCCATTGGTTGAGATATATAAGGAGACATCTGTTTTGTCTGTTGTGAAAATTTTGATGCACTTGCTTGAAATTCGGGACTCGTAGGAACAAAACTTTCCTTGAACGATTTACGCACTGTTTCTGGCATAACTACCGTATATGGCATTGCTACACTTAACAATGGGTCTGTGGCAACTCGTTTTGCCATTGTTGCCGTTGCTTTTGTTGCACCAGTCAACATCTCTGTATATTTCTTTTTAAGAAAACCTAAATCGAAAGCCATTAGCTTTAAGCGTAACTAGCTACTGCGTCTAAATTCTCCTTTTTACGTGGATTATATATATCAATACCCTTTTTAGAGTCTTTGGGCTGTGATCCAATTGCAGTTGCCGATATCCTCTCATTCATTCCGCCTGTTTGGAGTCCAGTATTAAGTCCACCAGCGTCACTCAAAAGATTGTTCTTGTAAGTGTTAACAGCCATTTGATAATTAACCTGATTAGCCCTAATCTCCGATAATGCTTGTCCCAATGCCAACTTGTTTTGCTGTAATGCACTTAACTTTTCTCTTTGATTAAATCTCAAATCTGTTCTTATTCGGTCAACAATACTAGCATAGTTAGATAATAATTCCTGAACCTTTAATGCGTTCTCTTCTGTCTTTGCAGTAAGGAAGTCATCTACCTCTTTTACTTTATTACTTAACTGGGTTTGTATATCAGCACCAACTTTTTGAAACTCTGTAGCTGGTCTTGATAACAATTCCCCCGCGGCACTAGAAGCTAATATTCCTAAACCTCTTAATGTACCTCGCGTTTTTCTTTCTGCTTGTTTTGCAGCACTAGCCGCTTGTTCAGTGGCTGATTCTGCCTGTTGTATTGCAGATTCCTTGGCTCTACCGCCTTGTTGCATAACTTGTTGCAATGCTAATTCTAATTGACTTTTAGCAATATCTCTTTCGCTAATGGCTTGTTGTTCCTGTCCCGCTAGCAATTCTCTAGCATAGTCATATTCTGATTGGAGTTGTTTGGCTTGTTGTTCAGCTTGGCTTTTTGCTAGTCCTGTCTGTTCTGCAAATAAATCTAATTCCGATGGTGCAGATGGTGCAGACGATTTATTCTTATTGTTATTTGTTTTCTTTTGTTGTTTGGGTTGTGATGTTGGTTTTGCGCTTATTCCACTTTTGTCTATTGTCACAGTCATCGGCTGTTTTGAAGTCACGCCTGATTTTTCTGTAATACCAAATTCTGGAGTACTATATGATTTTGTGCCTATCTTAACTGTGGTCTTACCTGGACCTTTATAGTTCGCTGTAGCCAACTTAGATAATTTAAGCGCATTGCTAACAGCTGTAGAGAATGCATTAGTTAATGACATTGTTTAAGTTATTAATTACTTAAGTAAAATGTAGATAGAAATTATTTAGCTGTCAAAGAAATTTTTAGATAATATTAGATAATAAAAGATGTCGTAATTTATGTGTATTACGACCTCCCCCTGTAACCCCCTCGTTTACCCCTACTATCTCTATCTCTATGGTGTGCTTATCTCTTGGGTATATATCTTAATAAAAAAATATATACATACCCCGTCGATGAAGTTTCCGCATAGTTTTTCCCGTCAAACCTAACTACTCTTTCACCAAATGACTACTTCTCCTGCAAACGATATTTTTATATAACCACAATACTTTGGCGGTGTCAAAGGACAACCCGAAAAGATGTCGTAATATGTGTCAGACATTACGACATTAATGAGGTTAACGATTGTAATACCAATATTAAAAAGATGTCGTAATACGTGGAGCCTAACAAAGGATTTGAACCTCTAACCTTACGCTTACAAAGCGTCTGCTCTACCATTGAGCTAGTCAGGCTAATACTCAATAATTTCCCCAGCTTTCCTGTGATTGGCTGATCTATATTTAGCAAGTAACCCAGCGTAAAGGAGTACAAAAGATCCCGTTAAGTTAGTAAATTTAAGCGTAAAGTACCTACCCTCCAAGTTCATGTTCTTGGCTGTTCTTAATACATTTTCGTCCTGTGTAGATACGCCCGTACCAAAAGACTCACCCAATAAAAATTCTCCAAATACATAATGTCCCCAGTTAATTGTCGGGGTCACTGTGGTAATAGGTACAGTTAATTCTTCTGTAATACCATCTTTGATGACAGTTAATTGCACAAACCCTGTAGGTTCTCTAAGGATTATGTCTAATTTCTTTAATTTCTTATAGACCGATGGTTCCTTGAATGAAACACCCTGCAAAGCAAATGTACCCTGTATCACCGATCCAAAGTCGTCACTACCCACTAAAATCTCTTTAACATACCCTGAATTATCGTCACCATATAATGTATGCATACCACCCGTAGAGTCACGATACATAGTCCAGCTATTAGCTTGGATATTGTTCCATTCGTACCAAGCATATCTTTCTCTGTCATACACTAAAGCCTTGTTGTTATATGTCCCCCCGGCTTCGGTGTAGCAAAATATCACAAGATTAGAATTAGCTACCGTAGAATAAATAGCCGATACATTATCTCGCCTCGTGCTTTCTATTGATTGGATTAATGGTCTAACTTTTGTTGAGATTTCGTTTGTTCTTAATACATCAAAAGCAAACCCCTCTTGGTTACCGATGCTGTAAACTCCTCTCTCGCCCGCATAAAAGAATATATCGTTTTCTACCGCAACTACACTTCGTCTTGATGCACAACCTACCGATGCCGTTATCTGCGTAATACTTGGCAAAGAGTCATTAAATGCAAACTGATATACCGAGTTTTCTTTAAAACATAAAAGCACATTCTTATATGGCTGTAGTGCCATACCCTTTTGTCCATCGTTTTTACTTATGTCTATAAACCCACCGCCATTACTTACAGAAAAGTCGTTTATCAAATCTCCACCAGCAGAATAATACAGCCTTGATGGGTTATTAGGATCACCAAATATGAACAAAGTGTCTTTGTAGACCTCAATATCAGCCCCTCTCGGACCGCCTGTGGTGTTACCCTCTGGCGGGGTAAATAGTTCCTGCGGGGTTAATGCACCTTTGTCTACATAAGAGGTAGACCCATTCCCCTCTAGGTAGGTCATAAAATACCATTTGCTATCTTTCCTACCATACAAGTTGTACCCTATGGCGTTTGTAACCGCACTCCAAGAAATGGACATGTAATTAGAAGCATCTAGCGTTGATTGATTAAGCGTTGATGTTCCTGCTGTACTACCTGTCGTTTCTCCGACTGCTGTTACTGCTGTAACTTTGTATGAAAATGTGTAACTTCCCGATGTACCTGTGCGTGTTACCGTAGGTGCGTTAGGTGCTGATATTTCAGTAAACGCTGTTATGGTTGATCCATCATAGTAACTCAACACGTCGGTACCATTAACAATATAAAGCCTGTCATAAGCCGTTATAGCCTCTGTGTCAAGCGTTGTGGTATATGTCATACCCGTAATGTCGGTCCACGTACTACCATTTAAATACTGCAATTTAGTACCCGAAGTCCTAACTAGCCTATTTGTTCCATCTGATTTATAAAAAGGAAATATTCCCGTAACCTTGCTACCCGATTCATCACCATAATACTCTTGTCCTGGTCTAGGGCATTGTACCTTGCCATTTTCAACAAGAATGATATCCTTGGCAACACTAAGCTCGTTAGGTCTTATCTCTGTTTGTGATGTTAATAAATTAAGTCCACGAATCCAGCTATCCTGTACTGATTGTGCTAGCTGTCTTGGCTTCCTTTTTGTACCAAACTTACGCATTAGTATGCTCCTATACCCTTATATGGGCTACCAAATGTACTTGAATAGCCTGTGTTACGCTGTGCTTCAAGACCCATCATCTCGGATAACATCTGTTCGACTTGGTTCTTGTATGTATCAGCTAAATCGTATTCTTCCTCACCTTCCAAGATATATGCTAAAGCGAGTCTAGCTACCATATCTGGGCTAGGTGTTAATACTTTGTCTGTTGTCGCTGTTCTCTCTGGTGGCAAAAAATAATACGAATAATAAATCGTTTTGCCCGTTTCTGGTGTTGGACTTATGTATACTTTCCATACATCGTTAGCAACATCGTAATATTCATAGGCTAACTTGTCTCCATTGTTCTCGTTGTATCGTCTCCTAAAATCTATTTGGTCTATGATTTCGTATTCAGATGATGTTGTGGTATCACCGACATAAACCTTAACTAACCCTCTTTTACGCATAGGAAATGTTGACGATCCAATCGTGTAAGCATTTACTCCTGTAGATGTAATCGTTTGCTCCTGTAATAAGTGTTCACTAAATAACTTCCTTAAAGCCAAATCTTCTTCTGCTCTTGATACCGCTCGTATTCTTACTGCGTCTGTATCAGTTGTTGCTTCCCCTCTCAAATCGGAAATGATCTCCAAAACATCTTCTACAGTCGTTTGCATATTTGTAGCCATATTATTTTAAATAGTAAACTTAACCTAAATGTAGTTAAAAAAAATTTAGTTGTCTAATAAGTGTACGAGGATCGGTTCTCCCAAATCTTATCAAAAGCTGTTGACCCATCAGCAAATTTAATGGAAGTCGGGTTAGTAGTAGAATCTACTTTCTGTATCCGCCACGAGGCAGTAGAGGTGGCTGTATCAGGCACAGCCTTACCAATATAAGTCACTGTGGCACTAGCTACGTCAATTAATGTTTCTAATGCACTTTTATCTATATCTCTGTCGAGCGTACCAGTAGATGGGTTGAGTTTGACTACCTCAACGGTATTCTGTTGATAAGTCTTATCGTAACTCATATTCATCATATGAGGGATTGAGTATTCTCTGTTAGGGTTATTATTCATAGTCTTTTAATGCCTCCAAAACAAGCCGATCCATCTCTTTGGATGTAGTTGCTTTGGCAAGTTTAGCAAATAAACTTTTCTTGACCTCTAAATCTCTAACACTAGATAGTTCCTCCCACGCTTCTAAAGTCTTACCGATCTTTTCCACCATAAATGTCGGGTCGGTATTTCTATCTATCCCCATATCCTCTCTAATTTCGTTTAAAAGCCTGTCGTAGACCTCTTTGGAGGGTACTAGGTTCCGTTTCTCGATTAAAGTCTCTATCGCATCATTAATCTCGTCTACATAATCTTGGACATTATCTGGTAGAGCCTCTAATGGTTCTTCTATGCCTAATAAGGATAGTATTTCCACCTTTCCGTCAGACATATCATCAGATGATTCTTCTGCACCGACCTCGTTTTCTTTAAACTCACTTAGTCTCGGTGCTTCTATTGTCGTGCCAGCTGTTTTAAATGTTAAGTCCATTATACGCAGTTTCCCATAAATGGATTTGGTTGGCTAGATTACACTCGGTAACTACTTTCTCTCTTAATGCACGACCCATTCTTTTACGTTTACTAGGGTTAATAATCATTGATTCTAATGGAGCCCACCAGTCAATATATCTGGATACTAAATAACCGTTCTTGTTATCGTCTATAAAATCCCTGTAAAACTTAGTTCCCGATGCTATTACAGGTACCTCACAAATTCCGTATTCGTAAGCCTTGATAGCTGATTTGTACTTGTTAAAAGTATTATCTTGTAATGGTGCAATACCTATGTCTAGTCTTAATCCCCTTAACTTATTGGCGTAATCCTCAAATGGCACGCCCAAATGGACTTCTACGTTAAATCCTTCAAACAACTCCCTGTACCGCATATCTCCGACTAGAATTAGCTTGGCTTCTCTGTGTTCTAATAGAATGTCAATTAAAGCCTGTCTGATTAGTTGCAAATCTTTATAGTGTGTCATTGATCCTACATATCCTATCCTTACCTCGTTACTCTCGTTTTTAAGTATTGGACCATCCCAGTATTCCATATCAACAAAGTTAGGCAATACTACGACATTTTTATTAAACTTCTTTAAATATTCAGCCAAATAAGGTGTGGTGGTTGTGACCATATCCGCAATTCCTAGTGTGGTTTTAATAATCTCTAACGCGTTATATCTCTCGTGATGGATTTTATTGGGGTTGTCCTCGTTTAACTCCAAGTAATCGTCTACATCTACCACGATCTTTTTCCCAAATTCCTGCTGGTAAGTGTATAAAAGAGCTATACCCTCTTTGTCTACACAGCCCTGCAATACCGATACATCACTATTTTGGATGGCTTCTTCTGTGATACCTTGACCACATTTAACGTCAAAACCTTTTCTGGATAAATACTTAAATGGATGTTCGAGTCTCCAATACCTTGACCCGCTTTGATTAGGATAATATGTTATTCGCATAGATGTTCGGTTACATACTCAAACTCCACATCGTTAGGTAGTTTGAATAAATTAAGTAAACAGTCCTCTAGATTGTTTTTAGAGGGTAATGTCATGTGACCATGTATCTTTAAAACCTCGTCGCTCTTAGTCCAAAAGTCGGTATCTATAGAATACTTGTACTCGTAATACTTCTTGGTTCGTGGCATATCTGGTTGGTTAGGATCAATAGCACCCCACCAGCCGTTATTATCCAAAACCTTGGTTACCTCGGCATTCCATAGCCAATATGGAGCTTTAAAACCCTTCTCGTATGGTAATCCGTCTTTTTTAAATGCCTCATCTATGCTTTTTAATACCATCTCCATTGTTTCAGCATCACACTTTTCAAACTCCCTTGGGATATGCGTGAGTCCATGTGGAATAATCTGTATCCAGTCCAAATTGTTATGTATAAATTTGAGTTCTGTCTCTCTCGTTAATCGTAGGTCACTCATTTCATACTCGTAATCGTACGGGATAGTAAACATTGAGACTTTGAAGTTAGGGTAATGCTCTTTGAGGGTTGTTAATAAATCTCTGCGATTCCTTAATACCGAAAAATCATCTAGATCAAATACTACTTTCATGGGCAATAAGCACAAACTCTCTCTCATATCTATTGAGTTCTTCTGTGTGGTCTATGACCCAATCAGAGAATAACTCTTTTAGTTCATCACCACTTTTAAATGGTGACATATGAGCAGGGTTATTCGTGTCTTCCTCTAGCGGAATAATAATTACTACTCTCTTTGATACCCGTTTAATTTCCGATACAGCTTTACTTAAATCTTCAACATGTTCTAGCGTATGGGAACAAAATACTGTGTCAAATTCTTTGTCTTTGAATGACAGGTGTTCTGCACGTCCCTGTGTGACATTTAAACCCTTGTTTTTGGCTCTTTCTACCTTAGTTGGGGATATATCTATTCCTGTGACTTCGTGTCCTAAATCGCGCATTACGGTCATTGCAAAACCATCATTACACCCTATGTCTAAAACCTTGCCATTTATATGTTGGGAATATTTATTGATACTGTCTTTGACCCTCTCGCCCCACATAGTATCGGTGCTAAATGCACTCTCGTTCTCCTGTATCTCCTCATAACTTCGCTGGTATTTGGCTACCTTTTCCTTTTTCCTGCGTTCAAAATACTCTTTATACTTGATCTCTTGACCTACAGTCCCGTCTTTATGCTCGCAAAACCAATTCTCTAAATAACCCATACCATAACCTTTAGTTATTAGATACCTACTAAGTTCTAGATCCTGTATGCCATGCAAAGTAGAATCCTCGTTCCACCTAAATTCGCTATATGCCTTAGCGTCTACAAAGTGACATATTCCTCCTAAGTGTTTGCTTATACCAACTCTCTCGCCCCTTAAATGTCCGTACCCGATCCTTTGTGCGCCGCCTGGATTGTCCCTAAGCCCCTCTATATAGCACGATAAAGCCAGTAAGCGGTTACTTTTCCATATCTCTACCATCTTGGCTAACCAGCCCTTAGATTTATAGTAAGCATCGTTATCGGATTTAACTATGATGTCGTAATGTGTGCCGATAAGGTTTAACGCTTGATTACTCGCTATACTTATACCCTTGTTGTCTGGGTTTAAGATTAATTTAACTTCACCTAGCGGGTTTTTAAGGTTCTTTAAATACTCTGGTGTGCCATCGCTACTACCATTGTCCACAATAAAATGGTCAAAAGCGTATCCAGCAGTATCATACAAAGTATCAAAACAAACTTCCGTATATTCTCGTCTATCATAGGTTAAAGTAAAGATAGCAACTCTGGGTTCTTTGGGTGTATGACCACAAAAAGGTAACTCAATCTCTACATCCACAGGGTTCCAAGCTAATCTTTCTTGTTTAGAGCTTAATTGGCTACCATGGATGTTGTAATTTGTAATAACCACAGGTATATGCTTAAAACTACACCCGTATTTGTATAATCTCGCCATTAAATTCCAGTCAAGCATCCTAGTTGACCTTTCATCCCATCCGCCAATCTCTAATAACAGGTCTTTTCTAATTATAAAATCAGATGTATCAATGAAGTTCCTCTCCATTAGTAAATCTGGTCTAAAATCAGAGCTAATACCGACACCTTTCATTAACCCATCTTCATAAATCATCCTGTCACCATAGGCAACATCACAATCTTGTATGGCTTGGTGCAAAATCTCTAAATGATCTTCTCTAAGCGTGTTATCTTCATCTAGAAAACAGATATATTCACCTTTAGCCATCATAATACCCTCGTTACGGGGTCTAGCTGGTCCACCAGAGTTATTATCAAGCCTTTTATACCTTACTCCATCTGGAATAATCGGCTCTATATTGCTATGGTCATCTACCACTATGATCTCAAAGTCTTTAAATGATTGTTTTTTGACACTCTCTATGGCTTTTAAAAGCATTTCGGGGCGATTGAAAGAGCTTATGATAACGCTAATCATCAAATCTCGCCAAAAGGTCTGTAAATTGCATTAATCTGCAATCCTTACCTTTAACTAACATATCCATACCAGCAAATTTCTTGAATAAAACCCTGTCCCCGACCTTGACGGGACAATTAAGGACATTTTTTGCCATTACTAATTGTTCCCCACAAGCTAAGATAGTTCCTCTATTAGGTTCTACATCCTCCGTTGAAGCCAAATAGAGTCCTGCGACCGCTATATCTTGTGCTTTTTCTAGTTCTACCACAACATACCCTGGCATAGGGGTTAAATTTGTACTAAATTGCCCTCCATCTTTGAGTTCTTTTATGATTTTAAGGGGCTCTTCTTGCTCTTTTTTGAGTCTCTTTTTGGTAAATTCCGGTTTATATTTGGCTAACTCTGTTCGTCTTGAAGTTTCAAAGTCTCTGGCTTTTTTACTTACCGCTAATTCACGATCTCTTGTCTCTACAAATGCGTCTAGTGCTTCTCGTTGTTCTTGGGGTGTACCTGTGTGTAACTTTTCTTCGTATTGTTGCCAAGCAGGGGTATACATATAAAGCCTTATACCATAAAAACGGGTAAAAAAAAACCCCCTCCTAGAGGAGAGGGGGCTTCTAACCTAAAGGTTAGGCTGTGGTACTAACCACGTGGCTTACGTTAACAAAGAAGCTAGAGTTCAAAGGTGCTACACCAAATGAGGTCTTCCAGCCAGCTGTTGCAACTTTATCCGTTGGGTCTGATACTCCACCTGAACCAAATGGTTTGATGAAAGTCTTTAGACTTTGCAATTCGGTAACTCCAAAAGCGTCTGATCCGAATACGCTTGTTACATATACAGTTGCTGAAGATGTAACTCCAGTTCCTCTTGTGTAACCATTAGAAGTCTCTAAGAATCTAACTCCACCTAATCTGCCGATTTCACCCTTTAAGAGTTTCTCTGCGTTAGCGTCGGTGTATTTATTAGAATCTATCCAAGCTCCTGTAGCTGTTTCGGTCATTAAGTCGTAGATTGCATCTGGGTGTGCGACTGCTACAAAGTAACCGTCTGACATCTCACGTGTATCATTACGCCTTAATGTTCTAACTGCCTTTTTGAGTTCGGCTAATGTTAAGTATCCCGTTGTAGGAATAGCTGTCCAATTAGCTCCTGTTAAACCTGTAACAGTTTGAAGAGTTCCTGCTGTAGAAATCATGTTTCTAACTACAGTATCTATCGAGAGTCCTGCGTTATATGCAAGTCTTTCCATAGCAGACTTCATTACATCACCGAAGCTTGTGTATGCGAGAATATCAGAAATACTGACTGCTGCATCATATTGAGCTACTGATCCTGTAACATTCGTTGCTGTCATAGAAACTGCTGTTGTAGGTACTCCTTCGCCTTGTCCCGCTGTAACGAGTGGTAGATTTGACCATCGAGTCCAGTAAACGACTCCTGTTCCATATCCACCTTCGCCTTGTGGGATTTTACGATTCATCTGTCCTAATTGTTGGTGAACCAATTTTGATTCTGCAACTCTTAAAAACAGTTTATCGTAATAACGATTTTTGATCGCCTGTGCGACTGTTGAGGTTGTTGATTTTGCACTATCTGCTGCCATTATATTTCACCACCTTCCTAAAAATAACTAAATTACCATTGACCCGTCTCTTTGAGGTATCTCTCTAGTTCTGCCTCGGTCATAGAATCAGGGTCCACTTTGTCTGAAACTTTTTTGGTTACACCAGTGATACCGTTGTCCGATACCGCCTTTTTAACCATTACCGTTTCATCTTTTGCCAAATTTACCCGACCTGCAATCTTTGAAGCCAAAACTTTAGCTTCTTTTGCGGCTTGAAGTAAACTTAACGATGGATCAGCTTTGAGTAGTTTCCCCGCAAGGGTATCTAACTCTTCGCTATATTTAGAATCGTTCGGATTAAACTCTGGGTGTTTATCAAATAATATCTCCATCTCTAAGGCTTGAGTTCGGTCAAGTGGTTCAGGAGCTTCTTTTGCAGGTTGTTGCCTTAAAGCGGCAAGTTCTCTCTCCAACGCTTTTTTCTCTCCCCAAACTTTTTTAAACCTCTTTTCTGGGATATATTTGTTCCCTTTGTCGTCCTCTGCTTCCTCTGGCTCCGGTTCTTGAGGTTTAGGTTCCTCTACTACCTCTTCCACAGGTTCGCTTTCAGATACTAAACTATCCACTTCTTCTGGGGCTGATTCAGAAGTTATTGCACCATCTTCGTCAGTTATCTGATGACCGTTTAGTGCTGCAGCCAAATCGTCTATTGTTGACATAATTTGCATGGTTTACGTTAACCATTAACGCCTAAATTAAACTGTCATGGTTTACGACCAAGATCGAGAGTTAAAAACTCTACCCAGCCAAGTCCTGCCCGTCTTGACTGGATACAATCCTCAAATCTACAATCTTCCCGTTAACTAACCTCATGTACCCTGGTATCCTTGTCCCCCAACCACAACTAGGACATACTATCGCTCCGTTATCCCACTCATAGGTCCCGTTTTGCCAGGTGTCCTTTTTATGGACATCACATATCTTTATCCGACCTTTTATGTCTGGTAGGCTTTCACCTATCAGCTCCTCACTCGGTATCGGTTTGAGGTCTTTCGGTGTGACGCTTGATCGCATCTTCAATATGATTAAATAACTTAATTAGCCCCACTAATTGGTATCTCTCTTCTGGCTTTATTTCATCGCCATTTAAAAACCTTTTAACAATCGATTCCTGTTGTTCACTAAGATACTGCTTGAGGAATTTCCATGCTGGGAACATTTTCAGTTCCTGGTAGGCTTGTCCCCTCAACAGTTCCTCCTGTTGGTAATCCATATTCTTCTAAACTATCCACTGGTGCTAACATCTCGTTGACTTCTCCGTTTATATCTTCGTTTGCCATCATCTGCTCCTGTTGGTCTACTAAAACACCCTGGAAATCTATACCTAAATTTAATTTATCAAATATTTTCTTGGTTAAATCTTCGTAATTAAGGTTCTTACCTTGCTGTGCGAGTCCTTGTTGCCATGCAGGGTTAAGTATCCTGTCTAATGCCATAAAGAAGTTCTCCTGTAACATTACAGGATCATCTACCTGTTCACTAGAGCTTTTGACGATAAAGTCATATTCTCCCGCAAGATAAGGTTGGATATCTTCTGGCATAACATTAAGGAACGCAAACTCATTTTTGACCTCAAGCTTAGCTTCCCTTGTGTCACCTGGTACTAATGGTTCACCCTCTATGCTAGTCCTGCTTAAATCAGTATTGTCCCTTAAATAATTTATGAAATCACGACCTATTATTCTGAATTGCTCCTCACTTGTTGTGAATTGGATACGCAAATCTTTCCATTGGTTAGCGATCCTCTCAACAACCATCTTATTAAGGAGCTGGATTTTTAACTTGAATTGTGCATTGGCTTCCTGTTGGATTAAACGCACGCCTGTAGCCGTCTGGTTAACTGTGTTGTTACGCTGGTTAAGACCGACTGTGTAATCAGTGATACCCGACCCGTTTTGTAACGCACCAGTTAGATAGTTCATCGTGTTAACAAATGTACTACCCGTAACATCAGGGATTTGGATAGGACTAACAGCGTCTATGTCCGTAGCCATAATTATATTCCCTGGTCTGCTTACCAAAGTTGACATATCAACGTCAGCACCTTTCCTGACTTTCCACATCGTGTTCAAAGTTAATTGAACGTTATCTAATCTTTGGTTAAGGACTGCATTAATAGCCCTCTGTAATCGTTCCACAGGCTCTATTTCGCCCATACCGTAAAGCTCGTTAGGGTACGGATAATCTACCGCATAAACGATAGGTAACTCGCCATGGAAATATGGATTTTCTACTTCTCTTATTACTAAATTCCCGTATTCTGGCAAAATGTCACACCACTTGTCCTCGGTAAACATCGTTAAAATTACGATATCCTGCGCTGTACTGTCTTTACCGATAAACTCTTCGGTCTGTAACATGGTTCTTCGGTGTTCCCTGTAATAAAGATCACTCCCGATCCCCCGACCACTGTCCTTAAAACCCTCTTTTACTTTATCCAAATTCTTGTAATGCTCGTAACCTCTTGTAATGTTTTCTTGTTCGAGTTCTTTTAGCGTCCTAAACCTTCGATAAATAAACCATCTCATGGTCTCTAAACTCGTAGCACTTGGGTCTGGGAAACAGTCATAAATATTCAAGGGCTCAAAATTAGGGTTATCGGAAGTAACCACCTTCACTTTTTCTGTACCTTTAGGACTCCATGTCATGCAACCATTAATCTCCTGTGGGACCATTCTTAATCTCTCTTTCTCCTTGTAGTCCCAATACACCCGACCAAACCCTGTACCAAATATCAGTACACTCTTATAAAACTTAACTAGCTTCTCAAACATATCCACTTTCTGCCAGTCGTGCCTTAACATAGCTTTAAGGATCGCTGCAGTAGCATCGTCACCTTTACCTTTTGGGAAAAAAGTACCAATCGGCTCGTTACTCACAAGTCGTGGTGTTATTGTCTCTATGACTCTGAAAATTCGTGGATCAAACACCCTAGCATTATGAGGGTTTGTTGCAGTATTAATATAACTACGATACATCTCTTCCTGACCATTCATCCTCTCATGGATAGAGTCAAGAAACTGTTTGGATAATTTGAATCGTTCGGTAATAATGTCGCCTGTGTTCATTACACCTATACTCTTTTAAAAAAAATTAGTTGTCAAACTCCGATGACTGTATCCTTCGGAACAAATACAGGCTTTTGCATACTAAACGATGACGGTACAAACCCATCAAGGTTAACAAACATATATTCCAAAGCACGCATACCATGTGACCACTTATCATGTAACGGCAACTCGTTAGTCGTGTTGTTCTCCTTGTTCGGGTAACGGTAGTTTAAAATACAATCCCTAAACTGTCCCAATTTATCCGATACAAACATAGACTTCATATACTTGTGCGTTATACGAATCTGATCGGGAATTCTTACCCCGTCTACAGTACGAATAAATATCCCACTCCTTGCGTATTCATCTATTATCGATGTCCCAGTAACCACATTCCTGGCCCGACCAGCAGGGTCACCACAATAAAGCTCTGGCTCCTTGTACGGCTTACTCCTGATTACCTGCAAGAAATGACTTATGTTAGCGTCGCTCGCTTCGTAATAATCTATGACCCTGTACTCACCACCGTTCCGTTGCATCCATATAATCGCAGTAGGGTCATTGACCCCAAAATCCATACTTACATACAAAGGCAAACTCGGTTCGTAACTTAACTCCACAAACTGCTTCAATGGGTCCCACTCCTTATACACCTGTCCCGATACCGTCACAAACTCCGCCATGTACTCCTGCCTGAATTCATCCAAAGTATTAGTGTATTGGGCTTCATATAAGGCTGCATCTATCTCGTCTTTGGGAATAAACGGGTTATCGTAGCTTGTAAATTTAAACGACTTCCAGTTATCATCCTCTTTCTCCATCAAATACATCTGATAAAAATGGTTAAGCCCCTTGGGAGTTCCTGTAAAAAGCGCGCAACCCTTCCTATCCACCAACGTAGGTCTTAATACCTCCCGCCATACATTGCTCCACTCAACAATCGATGCAACTTCATCTACCACCAAAAAGTCGATCCTTAACCCTCTTAAACTCTCTATGTTCTCCGTACCTCGCAACCATATCTCACTCTCCCCACCTTTGTGGGTCTTTATGTACACCTCTAGCCTTGTCTCATTAGGCGGTTTACTCCAACTAGGCTTTGTAATCTTCTTTAACTCGCTCCAACATATGTCCCGCGCCTGCTTGATACTCGGTGCTATGTATACAACCTTGGAATCCCTGTTAAACGCAGCATAACCAAACATCTCCCAGATACTTAAAATCGTATTGTGTGTGGCTATTAAATTATACCCAGCTAAAAATAAGTGCGATGGAGAATCTACCGATAAACACTGGACGGGAACAGAATTAACCTTCTTAACCCCTGTTATATATCTGCGTTTAACCCATAAATATTTGGGGATACCTTGATTAATCTTTTTTCTCGGCAAAGTAAAAACAGAAATCTCGGTATTGAAATGTATCCTGTATTTTTTTCCGAGAATTTTGCCGTTTAACTTGCTGTCGTATTCCTTAATCGTGCTTTTTATTGATAACGACGAAAGAAGCTTTTGCACATCTTCCGCTAAAACCCTTTTGATGGTCGTGTATTCATTACTCCTTCGACCCGCATATCCGTCACTATCCATAAGCCCCATCAATAACTCCAACCTTTGCTCTATGGAACTGGTTAAATAAATTTCTGGTATGTGTTTGTTGATTAATAAATTTAATTTCCTTAACCTCCCCTGCATACTGTTTTCTCGTCCACCAACAATGTAGTATGTACCCGTATTGCCTGAACCAGCTTTCTTGTACCTAAACCCTAACCTATTAGCATAACTTTTAAGGTAATCCATAACCTCTTGATCGTCTGTTGTTATCCCCGATGTCCTCGAACTGCCATCACCTAGCCATAACCCTACGAAATATGGCTCTATTGGTAACTCCTTCTCCTCGTGCTGTAATGGCAAACTTAATGGGATTGAATAATTGGTTTCTCCGTTTAAATACTTAACGCTACTAGCCATCTCTTCTGTAGTCTTTTTAACCATTTTTACCTTGCCAGACCTAGGAAGATTCTTGCGGTATGACTTGTCCTCTACTACCCAATCATGTGACGCATCTGCCACTATTACACTACCATCACTAAACTGAACCTCGTAACAATCACGCCCCTCATATATTTCGCTTTTGTATAACACCTCTGTCGGCGATCCTAATTCGTTAAAAACAAAATCTCCGACCTTAACATCAACTAACCTCTTAAATCCCTCAGTTGTCATTATTGGCGTGTCTAAAGCCAAGGCTTTCCCAAACCTTCTCCCACATACCGCTACCCTGAATCTCTTGTCACATTCAACTATCTTCTGCTGGTTTTCGTGTAGGGTAAACATTTAAAAAATTATACCAAAAATTTTTGCACCCCCATTTTCTGATACCCCCTACCCTTATACGGGTGCGTACCCCCCTCCCGTAATTGTGGGCTGTAATTGTGGGCTGTAATTGTGGGTGGGGGTGTATCTATTCCCCACCGTACGTATATGTAACCCCCCCATACTCAATTAGGTGGTGTACCCCCCATACCCTGCAATGAATAGACCCTGCTATATATAGAATAGAAAAGAATATAAATAGGCTATAAAAAGATGTCGTAATTGCCGGCTGGCTTAAATACTATAGGCGTTTTGCGTTTTGATAAAACCCCGTGTTTTTGGATACCCCCTAACGCAATGACAACCTTTTTGTCGGGAAATTTTTAAGCTATAGGTCTTTTTGTCACTCAATTTCAGCGATTTTTAGATCCTCAGAGTCAACATTGGTGCTTTTTTGGTATTTATCGACTATAGAGTTGGGCATAATTACAATATTGGACTGGCTCATTGTCGGCTTGTCGGGACTCTCATAATCATATCCCAAGTACTTCACAGCCCTGTCAATGTATGCAGTTTTTGCCCTGTAGTCTTTGTTCTTTGACAGCGAAATCATTGTCTTTGCAACACTTTCTTCATTGACACCGTTTTTAAGTAAGATTTTTTTTAGCAGGTCTTTTGATTGCTTAGTGCGTGTCAAGCTCTCTAAAGACACTGAAACACCACTTTTTAGCATATTGGTTTTAATGGTACTTGTTTTAATTGATTTAGCAGTATCTATTGAGTTATGGGTGGATGCCGAACCGCCGATGCTAGGTAAAATTGTTTCTTTTTTGATTGATTTTTGGGTGCTTAAACCGCCCTTGTTCACAATTAACTTTTTCTTATTGTTTTTGATGGTTTGTTTGATTGTTGGGATATCAACTAATTTAGGAGAATTCATACCTATAGTATAGCATATCTTGACCTTACCGCTTGACATACTTAGTATATTGTAATATAGTAAGTGCATAGGGTGAGAGAGCAGAGGACAGACTGGGATGACCTCTCACCCAACTTAGTTAGTATTTTTAAAACTATGCAAAAAAGAAAAAAGATCGTAACCGAAGGCGACAGAATACGTATCTATTACGTGCTAAGTATGATTAATTTAACCTTATCAGCTATGGCGTTATTAGCTGTTGTGGTTAGCTATTATTTTTAAAATGAAAATAACCGAAACACACATAATTGAGCGAAAAATCTACAAAATAATTGTGGTCGCACTGGATAATAATACCGAGATCGAAATATTAAAATGGATATATGAAAACCAAAACGAGGAACTGGGTGGCACAGAACCACACACCAAAGCAGACCCAACAATTGCTAATATCCAATGGCTTCAAGAGGCTCATCAGGCATTTATATATTCAGCTCGCAACAGGGG